GTTCTGAATCCAAAATACGATATAAACCACATTCTTCATAAATTCTATTCATTCTTGGACTTTTTTCTTTAATAAGATTTTCAACTTCTTCTGCTATTTTTAACATAGTCTATTAATTAAGATTTTAAACTATTTAAAAATTTTGGATTTTTAGAAAGTTTATATTGGAGTAAAGAGGGGGAAGATATAAATATATTAAAAGAGAAATATATTATGGGGATGATATTATACCTGTTGATCCTTCTTTTATAAAGAATACTAATGTAAAAGGCTGTATTATTTGTCAGAATCCTGAAATATCCGCTATTACAGATCCGATGATTTATAATGCAGAATGTGATATAAAAACGCTTAAAGAACGATTGGAATCTGATGGATATCATATCAGCATATCTGCAATAAATAAACATGTAAGTCACATTTACCTTGATACAAATAAAAATGTAATAGAACCGCCAACAGACATTGAAATGGAAAAATTTACAATTAGCAATTCTTCTAATCTTGATATTGTTATTGATGGTCTTGCCAATATTATAAGAGCAGAGAAAAAACTTCTTTTAAATGGAAAAGAGGACACAAAAGAATATCTTGATATTATAATAGAGAAACGCAGAATAATTGAATTAAAAGCAAAACTTGAAGGTGAAATTGATGATACAACAAGTAAAATAATTATACCTTCTTATATAGAAAAACTTGAGTAAATACATGGCGCGTGTAGTATATCATGGAAAACAGCTAACATTGTATAATGTGGCAAAATATATTCTTAATTATGATAGATTATCGCCAAAACATAAAGAATGGTGTGATCGATATGAAGATGTAAAACAAAAACAAAGCCGTATTCTTTTAATGAAACCCCGTGGAACTTATAAAACTACTATTTATTCAGTTGCCAATATTATAGATATGTTGATGGAAGATTGGGTCAATAACAATGGAGTTTTTGACAAAAGAATTCTTCTTACCTCTTCTACAGAAGATATGGCAATTCAAATTCTTTCTGAAGTTCGTCAACATTTTAAAAACAATCCAAATTTAAAAGAATTTTTTGGATATGACCCTGTAGAATCGTTTAATCAACGAGAAATTCAATTAACTCCACGTTCTGTTCATAAAGAGCCCAGTATCAAGGCAAAAGGGGCAATGAGTGCTATTGTGTCGGAACACTACGATGTTATTATTGTTGATGATTTATGTTCCAACGATGATCGTGAGTCCAATGCCGTAAGAGAGCGTAAAAAGCGCTGGTTTATTGATTTAATTTCTATTTTAAATCCTAATGGTTTACTTTTAGTTGTAGGAACAAGATGGCATTTGGATGATGTGTATCAATATATTATTAATAATAATCCAAATTTACCAGAAAAAGACCAATATCATATAGAAATAGAATCAATTTATGATACAGATACAATGGAGCCTCTTTTTCCAACAATTTATAAAATGGAAGATATAGAGCGTTTAAAGATTGAAAAAGGGCTTATTGAATTTTATTCACAGTATATGAATGACCCTCTTCCTGCAGAAACTCAATTATTTAAAATTGAAGAGTTTAAATTTTATACTGATTTTGATAAAGATTTTGAAGAATGTCGACATATAATTTATTGTGACCCTGCACTCGGAAGAGAACTTGATTACAGTGTAATTATCGTAGGAGCAATAAAAGAAGGTAAATTTTATTTGCGTGATGTTTATGCATCTAATATAATAACTCCTGACCAGTTAATTACTCGAATAGAATTTTATTTTAATAGATATGATGCTCATATTGTAGGAATAGAAGCCAACCAGTTTCAGACATTATTTGCTCAATCAGTAAAACGTAAAGGTATACCTGTTTATGAGGTAAAGAATTTTAAAAACAAACAATTACGTATTGAAGGACTTGCTCCTTTTATTTCTTCAGGAATTGTAATGTTTCGTGATGATTGGATGCAACATAAAGATTATCAAGAGGTAATTGAACAATTGATAAAATATCCAGTTCATAAACATGATGATGGGCCTGATGCACTTGAAGGTGCTGTAAAAATTGGTTTGAAAAATAGAGGTGTTCTTTCTTCTCTTTCTGGAATGCTTGTAGGAGTTGCCCGTAGATGAAAAATGCTCATATTAAATATGATCTTTATCTTCTGCTCGGTAAATTTAAACGTGAAGGAAAAGAAAGTATAGAGATAAGAAAAATAATGAAAGAACTTGGATATAATCGTTTTGAACCAGATGCAATGTTTTTTGTTGCGAAAAAAGTAATTGAATTGGAATATAAGGTGAAAGTCTATGCCAGAAAAGAAAGTAACTGATATTGAAGATGCAAATGTAATAGTCGGTGAGGGAGGTAGAAAATATCTTCTTGCTGCTGATTCTGCCACCAGAAAGAATGAAGTTTCTTCTGCTGGTGCATGGCAGGGTTTTGAATCGACAAAGGGGAATAAATATAAACTTTATGAGCAGATGAGTGATTTAAATCCTCATATTTCAATTCCATTGACAAAGCTGTCTTTTTCACTTGTTAAGGGCATTCGTTTTACATCGGGTGATGCTGATAAACCTACAGATCAGGAAACTATTGATGATTTCAATCGTTGGTCTGTAAATATTGAGTTTAGATCAAAGTTGCAGTCTCTTACCCGTCTTATTGTAAAAAATGGAACCTTTATTGGAAAAGTTGTTCCATATAAAGACCCTGATACAAAAGAAGATATTTTTGATTTTCAACCAGTAATGATGAAATATACAACTCTTTTGCCAAAAGGAGTAAAACCTGGAGATAAACCTGATTTGGTAATGACGCCGCCGATAGTAACGGCTATTATCAACGAAGGCGATGAAAAACTTGAACAGAAAATAAAAACAGAAGATTTAATTTATGGAGCAATATTTCCATATGATAAACCAGTTATAGATATTTATGGCCGTGAAACTTATGGTATTTATGGACTTTCTTTTCTCGATGCAATTCATGATACCTTCATGAAATATCTTGATCTTGTAAAAGGTTATACTGAATATATCAGAAAATATGGTATTGGTCGATATTACTTTAATTATAAATCTCTTGAAAAACTTCTTGAAGATGGTGATGTCGATACAGTAAAGAAACTTATAGCAGAATTGCGTGATACAGTTCAATATCTTCAGGAAAATGAAGATATAGTGGGTTGTGGATTTGATATAAAAAGTCTTGACCAAAGTGGAACGAATATAGATATTGTTAATTTTAAACAATCTCTTGAAACTGATATACAGGTTGGTCTTTTGCAGCAACCTCTTACCATGGGTCGCGCCGAAGGAACAACGTATGCATCTGGATATGTTTCAGAAGCAGACCGTTTAATTGTTCTTGAAGGGCTTCAAGAAATGATTCAGGATATGGTAAATAAACAAATTATTGATAAGCGTTTAAGATTAATGGGCAAAGAACCTGGATCAGTTAAAGTTATTTTCGAGGAATTATCGCAGCCTTCTATAGTATTCAAGGATTTATTGCTTGCTTATGAAGATGGAATTATTGCTCGTAGTGAAATGAGAACACGCGCGGGATTGCAAGCAGACATTAGTGATGATGAATTGATGAAAGGACGCGAATTATTTATTCAAATTAGTCAGGGTGCAGTGCAGGAAAAAGAAGGTAATAAGCAAGATTCAGATGTTATTGGTCAGGAGGCCAGAAAGAAAACCCGTTTAGGAACTGCCGATGATGAAACAACAAAGCCATCGTCTGCCAGTATTTCCAAGTCTCCTTCAATTACATAAACCAAAACCTTTTTATTTTTTCACGTTGAATATTCTGTTGCATGTATGAAAAACAACGTGATGATATATCTAAATATCTCACTTCTTTAGGATATGTTTGGACAAAACATCCTAAATATCCAGAATTTTATCATTGCAATGATATTGGTGTTATTGTTTCTTATAAAATGATAAAATTTTATATTTATGATACACAAAGCAAAAAAGTAACTGATGGTCTTTGTGGATTTAGTAAAAATCTTGATGAACTTTTGTGGAAGAAATTTGCTAAAGAAATTCTTTATTATTCTATCACGGATGCTGTTGATAGTATGCTTGATTTAATGGAGAAAATTGAGTATGACAGAAAGTAAAACAATTATGCAAGAACTTGGTGATTTGTGCCAAGAGATTTATGGTAAATCATATCACGAAGTTTTTGATTTCGGTGAATTTACCGATGAAGAATTGAAAGAACAAAAAGCAATGCTGCTTCGAAAACTTGAAATAAAGAGTAATTTCGATTTAAAAACAGCAGAAGTGCATGAAAAAGAAGGAAAAAGTGATGAAGATTTCTTTTCACTATGGGATAAATTGTGGGATATGCGTATAGAATCGCAGCCTGTAATGAAAGAAATTTATGCTTTGGTTGCTTTATCACAGATATTTAAGAAAACAAAGATATTTCGTGGTTCTGTAGAAGAAGATATTCGCATTCATTCCTGTATAATTATGCCATCGGGAACAGGTAAATCAGAAGGTAATGATTTTCTTTACCAGTTTGCAATACGCAATGGTAAAAAATATTATTCGATTGAACGATTTTCCGATGCAATTCTTACAGGTTCAATAAAACGCGGAATACTTGAAAGAAACAATTCAAAAGGTTTTAAAGAAGGAGATGCGGGTTGGAAAGACCCTACAACGCCATCTGTGCTTGTAATCAATGATTATGTAGTATCAGATGAGGGAGAATCAATATTAAAATCTTCAAAACAAACTGAAGGCGCACAAAGGCTTTTACAAAAGACTATGAATCGTTTCGGTAGTGAAGGAAATTTGCTTACGAATAATTTAGTAGATGGAGATGTAGAAGCCCGTCCAGATTGTTCTATTGTTATTACTTCTTATTATTTGGATGAATTTAAAGATACGCTTCTTGAAAGAGGACTTCTTCAAAGAATGATTGTTTATATTCAAGAAGAAAGTGAAGAAAGAAGAACAAAAATTATAGACAGAATAATTAACGATATAGCATCGTTTGATACAGTAAAAGATGAAGCATTTGCAGATATACAGGAAAGAAAAGAATTTGTTGATGAATTATATAATAAAATGGTAAAAGAGGTAACAAGACTTAAACGGGTTCATCAGGATACTGAATATGTTGTAATGATGAGTGAATCAAAAGAGATTTTACGACATAGTATTGAAGAATTAAGAAATATTATGCCAATGCTCGTTGGTCAGAAACAAATTTGGGAATCTATGATTTCTCGTCTTACTGTTAACATCTTAAAGATTAGTGCAATTTATGCGCTTGCTGATGGTCGTGATTATATTACAGCAAAAGATACACAAAAAGCCAGCGCTATTATGATGGAAACAATGAGATCAGTTGCTTTCTTCCTTAAAGACAATGTTCAGACGAAACTTGACCATCGTGCAGTTCAGGTATATAATCGGCTTAAATCTAAAAAGGCTGGATATATGCTTTATGAGCAAGAATGGGTTGAATATCTTATAAAAGAACTTGGATTTTCAGAACCTAATGCGAGAACATTGTTAAAGAATTATGTTGATAATGGTAGAATAACAGTAAGATCAGATAAGAAAATGGTGTTGTCATAATGGTAGATTTACTTGAAGGAACATTTTGTTTTAATGGCTTTCCTTGTAGAGAAAAACAATGTAAGGCCTATGATAAAAATCTCAAAGAATGTATTTTTATAGTTGCTGCGCGTATAAATGCAGAAATTGATAAATCAAAGAAAATTGAAGAAAAAGGAGACTTGCCTATAAGGGAAAAGAAGAAAACTACAAGAAAGAAAACTGCAAAAATTGAATAATTCCAAAACTTTATAACTTTATATTGCAATATATATTGCAGAAGGTGCTACAAGGTTATATGGGTTCGATTCCCAAAGCATCCTTCCCTTCGGGGAAATTAAACAATGGAGTTCAATCCATGTCTGTAAACATTGAAAAGGGTATTAAGGAAATGAGTGAGAAACTCGGCAAATCTGTTGAGGAACTTACTACTGAAATGCAGAAATTTGAATCTGATCTTGCATCTGTTTTTGATGATGATAAGGATATCAAAGAGGCTGCTTTTAAACAACTTCGTGGTGCATATCGAGCACAGATGAAGTCAAATGCAAAAATGTTTGAAGGATTCTTTTTTGCTATGCAGGGTGTTCGAAACGAAAACGATTATACAATCAAGGAATGCGATAAGGAATTTAACAAGGTTGTAGAAGAGATAGGACGCGATGATGCTGTTCGGAAGTGGCAGGGTCTTGGCAAAATGGATGAGAATGAGCAGTATCTTTTCAATGCTGACAATACTACTGAATCTTTAAAGTGGAAGCGTGGAAAAATTATTGAGCGATATGTTCCTGTTCGTGAGTGCTATGGATTTTTTAAAGAGCCAGATACAAAAGGAAGCAAGATTCGTTTTGGTATCCTTACAATTCGTAATGAACCTGAAAAGTTTATACCTGAAATGCTAAAAGTATACAAGTTTAGAGCCACTGGTAAGCCAGAAAATGTTCCTCTTCGGCTCAATGGAACATCTGTGACTTCTCTTACCAGTGTTGGAACTGATATCAATTTTGATGTTTTTACCAAAATGATTGGCCAGGAGATCCCTAAAAGTGTAAAGAGCTTTGATACGGTCTACGATCTTGATAAGAAGATTTGTAAGGTTCCAGAAAATCCAAGATTCTATATTACAAAGGCCAGTATTTCTCGTTATACTGTAACAGAAAAGACAGATATGAATGTTGATTTTGTGGAAATTACTGATCTTGTTGGCGATTTTGATCCTGTTTCTATGGTAGTTCCCAAAGACCACGAAGGTCTATATGAAAATGCTATTGGTATTGCAATATATACACCATATATTAGGGCAAAGGATGGAACTGCTGCAGGAAATCTTTGGGGCTTCATAACTCCAAAGAGCGAATCAGCACCAAAGACCGAATCTATAAAGGATAAGAAAAGTAAGAAAACTGATGATAATAAGGAATGGGAGTAAATAAATGGCAGATGATTGGAATACAGATTCAGGAGATGTAGAAAACAATTCTACATCAGAAAAGCTTTCTGGAACTCTTAATAATGAAGAGAAGGCAAGGCTGATTCGTGATAAGGTAAAGGATTTAAAGAAAGACCGTGATGACGATATCATGCCTGATTTCAATCTGGATGATGCTCTTATGGATACAAAGAATAGTAAGAAAATTATTACAGTCTATGGTCATAAAAATGATTCAAAGACTTCAACGGCTTATGGTGTTGTTAAAAAGGGCGATAAGATTGCCGTTCTCTCATTTGATATGAAGTCTGACAGGCCACTTGAACTTGATTTTGTAAAGAAGAATGGGGCTGAAATTAAGGTTTATAATGCTATTCTGTATCTTGATAAGTCTACTCCTGATCTTTATCAGACAACTTCAGAAAAGACGTATATTTTCATTCTGAAGCTTCTTGATGCTATTAAAGAGAAATATAAACCAGATTGGATAGTAATTGATGGTTCGGAGTTTTTAAACAAGATTCTTGAACAGGTAATGCGTAAACGCAATGGTGTTATGCCTTATCAGGGTGTTGCTAATCAGAATATTTGGAAAGAAAGAACCCAGTATATCGATGATGTTCATAAGCAGTCTTTGGATGCTTCTAATAAGGGAATCATGTATACTACATACGTAAACAAAGATTCTGTTATTAAGGATGGACAGGTTATTCAGCAGAAAGATATGCCAAAGTGGTTGGGCGATGTAATGTCACAGACTGATGTTATTATTCGTGTTGTTACTGACATTTCTGGTGGTAAAACTGAATATAAGGCTATTATTGAATCGTCCAAGTTTCCAAGAGAATATCCCCCTGGAGAATATAATATTACAAATAAGCGTTTATATGATGTTATTAACAAGTGATTACCATGGATATTATTACTAATGATATGGAACTGTATACCTATACAATGGTTAATACAAAGATTGAATTTGCCGAAGTATTGGTTAGAGAAGCAATTGATTATGGAAGAAATAATGATTTGTATGATATCAATGAAATAGAACAATTGCTTGATATCGAAAAGAAACTTGGCCTGCTTCGTGAAAGAACCGATGAAATAATTTCTCATAGACTTGAAGTGGAGTAAACATGAAGGTTGATGTCGGTAAATTAAAACAGTTTATCGATATTGTAGGTTTCTCAATTGGTGGAATTGATATAAAGGTAACAGAATCATCTATGACTGCGAGTGTTATCAATGATGTGCGTAATGTCGTGGTAATGGTTGAATTACCTGTTATTGAAGGAAAGGAATCCAATTTGAGAATAGAGAAAGAAATTTTTCTCAAATATCTGCGAAATATCGGTGATAAAGTAGTCGATATTACTTCCGATGATACCCTTATAACAATATCGGATGAAAATGTTGAAATTTATTTTCCACAAATTCATCCTTCTATTGTCAGTAAATCAAGAAAAGAACTTCCTAAAGACCTTAATTGGAAGTTAGAATCATCATTTTCTATTTCTTCTGACCATATTAAAAAGATTCTTTCTATTACTGACAATGTTAATGAAAAAGTTGTTGTAATTGAATCAAAGGATGGTAATATAAAAGCAAAAATTAAAAATAAAGCCATAGTAAAGAACATGGGTAAAATAATAAGTGGTGATGATTTTACTGTAAAATATCATTTAAAATCGCTTGTTGATGCTATGTCTGGTGCTTTTAAAACCAATGTTATAATTTCAACGTATAAGGATGAAGGAGAAGGATTAGGTAAGCCACCATCGACATTTTCATACATAATTGATGATATGTGTGTTAGTGGAATTATTGCTGAATGGGTTGATGATTAATGATACATAAGAAATTATTTATCGAAAAATATAGGCCCAAGTCTTTAACAGAAGTTATAAGTAATGAAGAAGTTGATTCTCTTTATAAACTTATTAAAGAAAAGCCATGGGATTTGCCAAATTTGATTCTTTCTACCCGTTCTGCTGGAACTGGTAAAACATCAATAGCAAAGGCAATTATTAACGATCTTGAAACTGATTACCTATTTCTTAATGCCAGTGATGATAGAGGTATTAATACTATTCGAGATAAGGTAAAAGAATTTGCTATGACGCAAGGTTTTAACTGTAATGCACCAAAAATTGTTCATCTTGATGAAGCAGATGGTCTTACAAAAGATGCCCAAGAAAGTCTGCGTGGTATAATAGAGCAATATTCATCAAATTGTAGATTTATTTTTACCTGTAATAATGATTCAAAAATTATTGATCCAATAAAAAGCCGTTGTATACAAATAAATTTAAATAATCCACCAAAGAATAAAATACTTAATCATATTAAAAATATTAATAAAATAGAAGAAATTAATCTTACAGATAAAGAAATCGAAGAAATATGTGATACTTTATATCCAGATATTCGTTCTATGTTAAATGCTCTTGAATCAAGAAAATATCTTGGTAAAATAGATATTAAATCTTATGATAAAGAAATATATGAACTTATTAAGAAATTGAAATTTACTGAAGCACGAAAATTATGGATAGAACAGCAAATAAGTCCAAGAATATTGATTAAATCTATTTATAATCGTATTATTCTTGATGATAATATTGAAAAACAGAGAACAATTAGAGCAGTGGAAATTATAGCGGAATCTGACTATAGAATTACTATGGGTGCAGATGCTGAAATTACACTTGCTAATCTTGCCTTTCAACTAATAAATGACGTATTTAAATAATATTAAAAATAAATTGTTTATGGGGAAGCCTATGAAAAACAATTTTACAGATAGTTTACATGATTATGTGAATATGCTTCTCTTTTTACAAATAGCAGCAAGTGATGAATCTCTATTTATTCATGAAGTGGCTTTTTCTGATATAAAAGGAAATATTATAGAATCATATCCTGAACAGGTAATAAATAGTATGATTATTAATAAACAAGAAGAAGAGTCTCTTTTGCTTGCTATGCAAGAAGAAATTGATTTTGAAGATGATTAATATGGCAAGAGAAATGATTTTTAGATGCAAAGCAAAGAAATGTGACCATGATAAACTTGAAGGACAATTTCTTTTTCAAAAATGTATTCGTTGTCCAAATTTTGAATTTGGCCCTAAAGGTAGTTTAAAATGATACTTGTAGATCATCAGATTGAAGATGTTGTAGAAAAGGGTATTCTTCTTATTACACCTTTTTCCAAGGATAATGTTAATCCAAACTCTTATGATATTACCCTTGATGATAAGTTCATATGGTATACTAATGCAGGACTTGGAAATAGTTTGTATATTGATCCATATGACGAACAGACAATAGAACAATGTATTAAAAAGGAAGAGTCAAAATTTATTGTGATAAAACAGGGAGAATTTATACTTGCACAAACAAAAGAGTTATTTGAATTTCCACCCACTATTGCTGCTATTTTAATGGGTAAATCGTCACTTGCAAGACTTGGTATTACTATACATCAAACAGGTGGTTTTATTGATGCGGGATTTAGAGGAACATTAACTCTTGAAATTGGTAATATCAATCCTCGTCCAGTTATGCTTTATAGTGGAATGCAAATTGGTCAACTTGTTTTTCATAAATTGGATGATATACCTAATCGTCCATATAATGAAAAATCAACGTCAAAATATCAAGACCAGTATGGGCCTACACTTTCAAGATATTATCAAAATGTAAGGAATAGATAAAATGATTTTAATTGATTTTTTATCAAAATTTTTTAATATAAAGCCTAAACCTGAACCTGAACCAATTATAACAATTGGAGAATCTATTTTTCTTCAAGAATATGATGTAATGATTCTTGATGGAATTGAAGAAGATTATATTAAAAAGTCTTTAATGTTAATTCCGAACATTGTAAGATTTAAAATAATTCCTGTTGATTGGAATCAAATAGATATAGACAAAGAAAAAACGCCTTGGGAAAATTTTGTCTATCCAAAGAAAAATAGAGATAATTTGATTGTTATATTTGATGGTGTTACCCGTGATGTTATTTATGGCGGTGGAGCTTGTATTCAAGATGAAAAATATCATCGTATTGGAATTTCTACAGCAGGTGTAGAAAATGACCCATATCAAATGTCTTTGCGAATATGGCACGAAATACAACATACACTCGATAGAGACGGATCGGCAGATATGTTGTATTATTGTAATGAGTTTTATGAATCGATGCCTGCAGAAATTCAACAACATATTCGTATGAAATCGGCAAATCATCCGATATATTTATTGCTTTATAACTTCTATTTATCTCTAAAAACTCTTGAAAGAGTTATAGATGAAGGAGGAAAATCATAATGCCTTTTGCCGATTATAAAGATTTTAATGATTGTGTTAAAAAGATAATGGACAAAAAGAAATGGGATAAGAAGAGAGCATCGGCATATTGTGCGGAAATTAAACGAATTACAGAAGATAGGGGGAAGAAAAAATGACTTCTCCCTTTGGTGCTATAAAGAATGTAGTTTATTCAAAGGGTATGATTGATCCTGACCAGATCAAAGGGATTGAGGTTCTTGTTGCAAAAGCGCTCGGTTTTATCGATCCCGATTCAGGATCGCGCTGTTCTATTTATTGGACTAAAATTGACCCCGATATATATCGTGGAATGTTAGCCTGTGAACTCGCGCGCCATGGACGAATGCCCTCATGGATAAAGAAGCCAAAACCTCAAAAACCAGATGACATTGATATGGTAATGGATTTATATATTGAGCGATTTAACCTGGATGTTCGACTAAAGAAGGAAAATTATACTGTCTTTCGCAAATTAATAAAAGAAAACATTAAAGATGTTCTAATACAAATATGTGCTGAAGAGAAACTCTTCAAAAAATTTAATATAGAAATACATTGAAATAGAAACATTTTGTTTCTATTTTAGAAATTAGGTGATCCAATGATCAATATTGAGTCTCTCGGAAGAGATTTGGTTATCTTCGGGCGTGATTCTGAAGGTAAAAGATATAAAAAAGAAATATGTGATTTCTATCCTTATTTCTATGTTCCTAATGAAAATGGAACTTTTTTGTCATTGTATGGAGATAAACTTCGTAAAGTGGTTGTAGACCATCCTGCTGAAATAAGCAAGATGCGTGACAATTTTGAAAGAACATATGAGGCTGATGTTACATATCAGAATCGTTATCTTATTGATACTTTTGATGAAATTCCACAAGAACCAGTTAGAACTTGTTTTATTGATATTGAGGTAAGAGATGACGGCAAGTTTCCTGATGTAGTAAAAGCCGATAAAGAAATTCTTTCAATTGCATGTTATGATAGTTTTAAAAAGAAATACTTTGTTTTCGCTCTTGATCCTGAAAAACGTAATGAGAAACGCAGAATAACACTTGGTGGTGAAGATGTCCTGATATTTTGCTTACCTCGGGAGCAAGAAGTATTACTCAAATTTATTGAGTTTGTTGAAGATTTTGACTTTGACTTATTTCTTGCTTGGAACGGCGATGCATTTGATTATCCTTACATTGTTAATCGAATGAACGTGCTTGGAATAGACGCTGCTTCTCTTTCTCCTATTGGAATTTTAGACCGTTTTAGTGGCAAACCAAAGGGTAGAACGTGGCTTGATTTAATGAGAGCATATAGAAAGATGTCTACTCATGAACTTCAATCCTACGGTCTTGATTTTGTCTCCAATGATGAATTGGGCAAAGGAAAATTAAATAAAGATGATGATGATGGAACTGTCTATTCAATGTGGCAGAAAAATTTTGAAAAATTTCTTGTATATAATATCAATGATGTTTATTTAATGAAAGAAATAGAAATAAAACGTGGCATTATAAATTATTTTGATGCTGTGCGAAGATTAACATTTTCAACATGGTATGATATTTTTTACAATGCTCGGGTTCTTGATTTTTATTTTTTAAAGAAAGCAAAGAATTGGGGCTTTGTTCTTCCTACAAAGCGTAAAAAGGATGATTCATATGAATCAGTAGAAGGTGCTCGGGTCATTCAACCGACTGTTGGAATAAAAGAATGGATAGGTGTTGGAGATGTTAGGTCTCTTTACCCTACGGCTATTCTTACCTGTAATATGAGTCCAGAAACCAGAGCAACTTGCGAAGAAGATTTAATAACAGGAAAATGGATAAAAGTTGGAACTACTAATTTTAGAACAGATGTTCGTGGTTTTATTCCAAGAGTAGTTGAAGATGTTTGGGATTTTAGACAAAGTTTAAAGTCTGAAATGAAAAAATATTCAATAAATAGTCCAGAATATAATAAATATAATGATATGCAAACAGTTGCGAAATTTTTACTTAATTCAATTTATGGAGTTATGCTTGCTCCTTTCTTCCGTCTTTTTTCAAGAGAAGTAGGTGCTGCAGTTACTTATTTTGGCAGAGAAGCCAATATATGGATGGAAGAGAAAATAAAAGAATGTGATGTTGATGTAATAGCAGGAGATACCGATTCTATCTTTTTCACAACAGGTAAAGAAAATATAAAAGAAGCATCAGAATTTGGAGCAGAAATTATTGAATATGTTAATGGAACTCTTGATGATTTTTGTATTTCAAAATTTGGAGATGCTCAATATAATAGAATGTTTATTGAATTTGAAAAGATTTACAAGAAAGTTTTATTTGTTGGAGATGAAGATGGAGTAGCAAAGAAAAAGAGATATGCTGGTCTCATAGTTTGGAATGAAGATATTTTAAAAGAACCTTATCTTGAAGTAAAAGGTTTTGAAACAAAACGCAGTGATACGCCAAGTATATATCGTGAAATGCAAAAATCTATTCTTTATGAAATTGTATCAACAAATAATCTTGATAAATCAAAAGAACAAATTTGTGATTTATTGAAAACATGGAAATCTGATATAGTTAAAGGAAAGGTTCCTGTTGAAGATATAGCAATTCCAAAGGGAATGAGCAAGCCGATTCACGAATATACAAAGAATATTAGTGCTCATATTTATGGAGCAATGTATTCTAATAAATATTTAGGAAGCAATATTAAGAAAGAAAAGATAAAATATGTTTATGTAAAGTCTGTTCCTCCTGGATTACCTCATACTCATGTTATTTCATTTGTAGAAAAGTGTCCTGAAGGATTTGAAATTGATTATGATAAAATGGCTAATCTTCTTATTAATGATAAAATAAAGACAATTTTTATTTCTTTAGGATGGGATATGAGAGATATAGAAGATAATGTTAATACATTGGAGAAGTGGTTGTAATGATAAAAACGATTGTATTAAGATGTAAACAGTGTGAAGGAACAGGAAAAATGAAAGATGGCAATGAATGTATTTGTCATTATTTTGGTGGGCCTATAAGAGTAATAAAGTATAATCTCAATTTGTGGGAAGAAGTTGCAAGGAGCGAAACACATGAGTGAAGAAATGGTAGATGCTGTAATAGCAGCAAGATATCTTGCTAAAGGTGAAAAGAATTGGCATGATGTTTGTAAGCGCGTTTCCAGTTTTATAGCAGAAGATAAATGTGAAGAAGAAGAATTTTATAAAATGATGTATACTGGAACATTTCTTCCAAATTCACCAACACTAATGAATGCAGGAACAAAAATAGGTCAGCTTTCGGCTTGTTTTGTTTTGCCTGTAAAAGATGATATGGGTGGTATTTTTGATGCATTAAAATGGACTGCACTTATTCATAAATCTGGTGGTGGAACTGGCTTTAATTTCTCCAATCTTCGTTCTGAAGGAACACATGTTGGTTCTACCAATGGAATAGCATCAGGGCCATTGTCATTTATGCGCGTTTTTAACGAAGCCACAGAAGCCATAAAGCAAGGTGGGAAAAGACGCGGTGCTAATATGGGCATTCTTAATATTTCACATCCAGATATTGAGAAATTTATTACATGTAAACATCAGGAAGGAAAATTATCTAATTTTAATTTGTCAATTATGATTGATGACGAATTTATGGAAAAGGTAAAAGCAGGAAATAAAGAAGCATGTGAATTGTTTGATAAAATAATTGAAAATCAATGGAACAATGGAGAACCTTCGTTTTTATTTTACGATAATATAAATAAAACTTCTAATACACCAGAACTTGGGCCTATTGAAGCAACAAATCCTTGTGTTACTGGTGATACACTTCTTTTGACAAAATATGGTTATGAGCCTATTGGAAGTCTTGTTGGCGTTTATTTACCTATATGGAACGGTTATGAGTGGTCAATGGTAACTCCTCAAAAGACTGGAATTAATCAGGAATTATGTAAAATTACATTTTCTGATGGAAGTGAGGTAAGATGCACACCATATCATAAATTTGTATGTATAGAAGAAGGAGAAAAATACAGAGTAGAAGCAAGAGAACTTCATATTGGTGAAACACTTGTAAAATTTGATTTTCCAGTTATCCAAGGAAAACATATACTTTGTAATGCGTATACTCATGGATTCTTCTCTGGCGATGGTTCAGTTGATAATCGTAATCGTATTTATCTCTATGGAGTAAAGAAAGAATTATTAAATCTACTAACATTCAAATCAATATGGAACTGCAATGGAAGAGATGTGATTCAGTTACCAGATGGAGTTATATGGAATAAAACATTTGTTCCTGATACATATTATGATATAGAATCAAGACTTGTATGGTTGGCTGGTCTAATTGATTCTAATGGATGTCAGGTGAATGGTTCTATTCAGATTTCTTCAGTCGATAAAGATTTTCTACAGAGAGTAAAGTATATGCTTCATACTCTCGGTGTAACTGGCGTTCTTTCAATAATGAAGAAAGCCTGCTGTAAATCAATGCCAGATGAAAACGGAGGCCAGAAAGAATACGATTGTCAAGAATGTTATCGTATTAGTATCGCAGCATCAGATATGCAAAAATTGTATAATCTTGGTCTTGATACACATCGAGTAAAGATAACAATAGTTCCAGACCGTGAATCAAAACAATTTATAAAAGTAAAATCAATTGAAATGCTTGAAGAGAGAGAGGATGTATTTTGTCTGATGGAACCGAAAAATCATAGTATGATTTTAAACGGTATTCTGACGTCCAATTGCGGAGAGCAACCCTTATATCCCTTCGAATCCTGCAATCTCGGTAGTATAAACCTTACAAAATTTGTTGATTCTGAATCAAGATTTGATTTTGAATCTCTCCGTGATACTGTTATTTTTGCAGTAAAATTCCTTGATAATGTGATATCTATAAATAAATATCCTCTTCCTGCAATTAAGAATGCTTCTTTAAAAACCAGAAAAATTGGTCTTGGAGTAATGGGATTCCATGATGCTCTTATAATGATGGGTGTTCCTTATGATTCAACACGCGCAGTTGAATTAGCAGAAAAGATAATGGGTTATATTTCTAATGTAGCAAGAGATGCGTCAGAATTTCTTGGAAATGAATATGGTGTTGCGCCTTATTATAATTTATATAAAGGAGCAAAAACTCCTCGCCGTAATACTAATCTTACCTGTATTGCTCCTACTGGTTCCATTTCTATTCTTGCAAAATGTTGGTCAGGAATTGAACCTGCAATATGGGTAATGCAGCGCAACAATACAGTCAATAAATCGTTTTATGTTATTCATCCTTTATTTGAAAGAATGATTCGTGAACAGGCTAAAGAACAAAATAAAACGGAAGAAGATGTTCAGCAAGCCTTTGCAAATGTTCATAAAACTGGTTCGATAAATAGTGTATCCTGGTTGCCTAAAAAGATTAAAAGACTTTATAAATCTGCTTTTGATCTTACACCCAAAGAACATCTTGATATAGTAATTGCATTTCAGAAGAATGTAGATGCTGCTGTATCAAAAACTGTAAATATGCCATTTGAATCTACAAAAGATGATTTTAAAACTGCTGTATTTTATGCATGGGAAAATGGTTTAAAAGGAGTTACTCTCTATAGAACAGGCAGCAGACAAGATGAAGTTCTTACTCTTTCAGAAAAGAAATCTGAAACACAAGGTAAAGAAATAATATCGACGGAAAGACTGCCGTTCTTTGATAGCGAAACAGAAGAATGGCGGTGGCTTCCAAAACGTCCAAAAATTCTTAATTCATATGGTATTAAGAAAATGAGGTCTGGATGTGGTGATATTATGATTGATATCAGTGAATTAGAAGGAAAACCATATGAATGTCTTGGTGATTATACTCTTGGCAGTGGTGGCTGTGATGCCATGTTTAGAACTGTGCGCGTTCTTATGGGCCTTTGTTTCCGTTGGGGAGTTCCTACATGGGATATTGTTAAAAACCTCAAAGCAATTAAATGTGATGTCGCCTTATATAAATATAAGAATGGAGAGGCTGATGGAACATCATGTGCCAATTGCATTGCACGATATCTCGAAGAAAATCTACCAGATGATATAGAAGATTTTGCATATCCATTTAAAAATGGTAAGAAAGAGGAATTTCTTCGCAAACATGGGCTCATAATGAGTTCATTACCTGTTGATAAACCAAAAGAGAAAAAGACAATTTCATGTCCAGATTGTGGTTCGGAGATAGTAATGGAAGAAGGCTGTAGAAAATGTCATAATTGTGGATGGTCTCAATGTTAGGGATATCTGTAGATGCAGGTTCTTCCCTTGCAAATATTTTAGAATTTACTACTGACAAGTTTTATGGTTGGATAGAGATAATTGCAGACCAAAAAACTGACCAAGAAATTATTTATTTACAATATATTTACAGTAAAGAAAAACGTAAAGGAAATGTAAAGAGACTTCTTAAATATTGGCTTGATTCTGGATTCCGCGTTAGAATTGTTAGGCCAGTGCAGGAAATGAGAGAATTGATTGAAACCATTGGATTTGTTCCTTATGAAGAAATAAAAGAAGGAACAGTTCCTATAGGGATTCCTGCAGAAATTTGGAGAATGCCGTCAGATATGGATTAAAAAGGTTCGATTCCTTTTTCTGACTTCCCTTTGGGGATTAAATATTAAAATGGAGGAGGTTTTTGGCTTCTAAATTTATAAAAGGTCGTAAATTCAGTAAATCTAAAATAAACGACTTCAAAAATTGTCCGAGAAAGTATTATTTTCAGAATCGAACTACTCTTGGTCGTTCTATTAATGAAACAACAAATACGAAGGCATATCTCGGTAATATAGTTCATAAACTTATTGAACTATATAATAATCCTTCTGTAGATAAAGATTGTATAGATGATCATTTGCTTGGTATGCATACAAATGATAATGGTATTGAATTTTGTCAAAAGAACATTAATACTTTCTTTAAAATTTTGAAGAAATATGGTCTTGATACTGCTGTTATGTATGAGCAGCGTGTTGAGGACGATGAACTTGATTTTTCTGGTTATATCGATGCCATTTATGAAAAGGATGGAGAATATTGGGTAATAGATTATAAAACGGGGAAATTTTACAAGAACAAGATGGATGATTATATATTTGAAATTTATATTTATGCCATTCTTTCGCGCCGTTGTCTTGGAATAGAACCTTCAAAACTTGGAATGTTCTTTACAAGTCATCCACGCAGTTCTTTCATAATAGATTTTGATGAAGCGAAATATGAAGAAGTTTATGAACAAATGCTCGATTATATGACTCAAATGGATGGAAATGAATTTCCACGACAAAGATCAAAACTTTGTGGTTTTTGTAAATTCATAAATCTATGTGATGCATATACTGATGAAATAATCAAGGATTGATTATCGATGTATGATATGCTTTATTCATTGTTTCCAAGACAAATAGCATATCCGTATAGAAGAACAGTTGAAGAGGATGAATTTTATTCAACTCTTGACCGTCTGAATGGAAAGGTAAGAATATTTTCAACGGTTTATAATTTTATTGCCAATCAAGCCTTCGATAAAATAAATCTTGACCTGGATAAGATATTTTTTGATTTCGATGGCGAAAATGCGATAAAAGAAACTAAATTGCTTGCTAAAGAACTTTCCAAACAGAATCTTAAACACCTTATTTTTTTCTCTGGTGGCGGGTTTCACATCTATTTGTTTACAAAAGGATATGAATCGTTGAAGAACAAAAAGGCCTGCTTAACAAATGTCCATAAATATTTTATAAATAAATATAAAATAAATGTGGATAAAGCCGTAGTAGGAGATATTGCGAGAGTTGCTACCATACCCAACACATGGAATACTAAACGTAAGCGTTTTTGCATTCCAGTAACCATGGAAGATTTATCTGAAGGTTACGAGCATATCTCTGAAAAAGCAAAAGAACAACATTTTAATTTTATAATTTATGGAACAGAATTGTTTGATGTTTCTTCTTTTGATGGAAGTGAAGATTATAATTATTACGAGATGGAAGTTTCTGAAGAAATAAGAAAGGAAATTGATGAAGATGCATTATTGTCAACGATGCCAAAATGCCTTTCGGCAATGCTTGCTAAAGCCAATAGCGGCATTCGTGTCGGATGGAGAGGACGTTTCCTCTTACTTGTTTACCTGCGAGATAAAGGAATATTATACGGAAACGCCTGTGATATTATTACTAAATATCTCAAACACATCAAACATGGAGTTGCTGAATCCAATCATTGCATTAGAGAAGAGCGTCAGGCCAGACGAGTATACGGGCAAGACGAAACTTTGTTTCCATCATGTGAACAAATCAAAAGAGAAGGATTATGTCCAGTTAGCGGATTTTGTTCGCATTGCAGAAGAGGAGATCATGGAGTTCATATCCAAAGTATCTACAAATGATATTTTCTTTAAATATGAAATGGAACAAATTTGTAAAAATAATGCTAAAAATATTGGATTTATATCAAAGAAAGGAGGAAAATTGTTTTGCTAATAATTGATTCCCGAGAACAAGATATGATTAATAAAGTATCAAAACGTGCAAAGAAAGAAGAAATAGAATATGAAGTGCAGGAACTTGAAATAGGTGATTATTGTTGGTGCAGTGACGAACATCTTGAAGATACAATATGCATTGAACGTAAACGTATTGGAGACCTTATTCAATCTAAACGCTCTGGACGTCTTGACAATCAATTGAAGCGAATGAACGCCAATTATCCTTTTTCTTACCTTATTATGGTAGGAAAGTTTGAGAATATTTATTTATCTGATAAATATATTAAAGGATGGACTATTGAACATACAAAAGGTCTTAAAGCCAGTATATGTGCTAAATATCCTTATATTCATATGGTTGAATTGCAAAACGATACACAATTTATTGATTTTCTTTTTATGCTTAAAAATAAGTTTAAAGACCATAAAGATGTTCGAATAGAATCAAATATAGAACTTAAATTTAAAAAGAAACATGTAAAAGAACTCGATCCTAATTTTGTTCATTTTTGTCAAGTGGCAGGAATAGGAGAGAAAAAGGCCAAAGAGGTAATGAAAGAATATCCGTCTTTCTTTGAATTATTAAATGATGTTCAAAATGATGATTTAAAAATTAAACTATCGTCAAAAACTGTTAATTGGTTAAAGAGGTTGATTTAAATGTTATTTACTTTTGAAGGTGTTGATGGTGTTGGAAAATCTACGATATTAAATTATGTCAACTACCCACGACTGAAGTCGTGGGCTTGTAGCTAGTGATTAGTTAGCCCGCTACGATTGGCTGGTTGACGGCAGCCTGCTACGGTCAGATCTACTGAAGGTAGCGATGTTCCTGGATGCATTTAAGTCTGCGTCGATCTGGAAGCCACAGCTTTTGCATTTGAAGGTTCTACCATTGCGGTTTTCCTTTTTCTGAAACCCACATTTGGAGCAAGTGCGAGAAGTATATCTTGGATCTATGGCAACTACTTTCTTCCCGATAGCAGCGGCTTTGTATTCTACGATGCTTCGCAGTTCTGCAAAGCTCCATTTCCCAAGTTTCTTATTCTTCTTGCCGTCCCTGATATGGGTTAGATCTTCCAGAGCGATTACGTCAAATGGTTTTGATAGTATCCAGTTTGCGATTTGATGATTTGAGTCCTTGATGAACCGTCTCTCTCGGCCCGATAGCTCTTGCAGCTTTCTTTTAGCGGATCGAGTGCCTATGGACTGAAGTTTTGATCTCAAATATTGATATTTGCCTTTTACGGCTTTGACTGGGCCAGATTTCCAGAATGTATTATCGCTACATACGGCAATGTTATTGATTCCAAGATCTACTCCGACCCTCTTATCTCCAATGGTTGCCTCTGGATCCGGTTGCTCTACTTGAACATTAAGATAGCAAGCATTCTTGGTTATCCTCAACTGAGCATTCATGACTTTCCAGGTAGCATATTTCTTGTAGTATTCAGCTAACTTGAAGTCGTACCTCAGTCTACCGAAAGCAGTAGTGAGCTTGCAGTAACCAGATTCTAAGAACACCTTCATGGTTCTAACGTCAAATCGCACGGCACCAAAAGGATGCTTGAAGGGCTTAGTCTCAAACTTGAGCCTCTTGAGCATATCACTGGCCTGATCCCTTGCCGTTTGGATGAGTGCGGAGGGTAGTGTAGGATATTTCTCTCGGAGGTCTTTGTATGTCGCCTTGTTGAGTCTGGTCTTGTTGTAATCATGTGCCGCAAAGCCGTAGTCTATGACATCCTGACAGGCGGCATTCCAAAGCCGGACCGTTTGGATGAGTTCGTTAGACCTATCGAGCTTTATCTTAATGGTGCGGTACATGTTAATAGATAGTTAATACCTTTATTAGATTTATAGTTTTCGGTAGTTATACAAGGGGTACGATTCATCCCACGGTTAAAACCGTGGGTTTTCTCTACCCCTTGACCCCGTTCTTCATAAAAGAAGCATTAATTGAATATAAACATAATAATTTTATATTGACAAAAGAACCTCAATATATTTCTCCAGAAATGAAACAGTTTCTTGTTCATTATACCGACCCACTTTCTAAATTAAATTGGTTTTATAATGACCATATTCGACATATGAAAGAAAGAATTTATCCAAATGTAGAAAATAATATTATTCTTT